GTCAACATGCCGGATATTGATGACGACGATATCAAGCGTGTACTAGGTAACATCTATCTAACAGTAGATGCAATTGATTGGGACTTGAAAGTAGTAGAAGAGCCTGATGATTCTGTATATGGAGTTAAATCAACTCCTATTAAGAACGAGCCTAAGAAGAACATCATTGAGGTAGCTAAGCCGAAATTTACTCCTGTAGAGGCTACTTCTGTTGATTATTCTGTCAAACCAACAGACCCGCTTGATTTATATTTGCAAGCTCCAGAAGTTCCTCAATTTGATTATAGCAAGCCTTTTATGCAAGGAGTAGATGGTGCAGATAAACTTGTAATCTATACTACACTTCCAGAAATTCCAAAGAGGCAGCGAGATATTTCAGCTACTACTGATGTCAATAAGATGTCAGATAGTGATTTATTGAATTTATTTCCTAATCATTTCATTCAAACTCGTGCTCAAGCAATGTATGAGGATATTGGATTAGATAGAGATGAGCAATTTGGAAACATAATTCCAATAGAAGGTTATACACGAGAGCAAATTCTCAAATGTATAATTGAGTATCCTCATCTTTATAAACTTGCTAGGCATCAGTCCGGCTTGCAGAGCAATACTAATTTCCCAAGCTTCTATGGATGGATTGAACTCAATGGTGAGTTAGTTCCAACGATGGATATTTGGGACTCGTTAGAGATATCAAAGCAAATTCCTCGTCAAGCTGAATATGTTAAAGAATACTTAGTAAGGAAATATTTGCTTGATAGAGATATCGGAAATGTTTATTTTAAGTATCCTCTTTACGGAGAGTTACAGCCTTTCTTAACACTTGTAATGCCCGCTGAAGATTATATCAAGAGAGGATATGACCCGATTAAGATTGCAAAGCAGTGTGTCATAAGCAGAGTTGCTTTCAAGCAGTCAAGAAATCCAATAATCAGGAGGTTAACACAAAATGCATAATTGTATCTTCACGGGATTCTGTGTTAATGGCGAATGTGACAAAGCATGTCCTGATTATGTTCAATCTTCTTATCTGCTAGAGAAAAATAACATTTCTTTAAAGAGTAATGTATTTCATGCTGACCCAAAGTTGCTTCAAAAGTACACAAGTATCGTGAATGCTTCAGATGAAAAGAAATTAATAACTGTTGTTGCGAATAATACAAATGAAGCTTCCGAATTATTAACGTATTGTGGCATTTGCAAACATTGGAAGCACAGTAGACTTCATATGATTGTTTACAATCTTAGATTTTCTCAATATCTTGAAGGTATTCAGAAAAGCTGGAACACTAAAGGAATGACTGAGGAAGTTGAGTATATTAAGATATGGGCTGAAACAGCTAAGTTGTTAATTATCTCAAACATTGATTATGTGAATTTTAAAGAATTTCAATGTCAGACCTTACTTTCGTTATTGCAAAATAGAGATGCAAATGGTCTTAGCACAATCATTGTAACTCCGCAGTTAACTTCACTTGCCGGAGATGGTATCTTTTTCGGTCAGTTAAAAAATATGATGACAAATTCTATTCAGAAGTGATAAACATAAATGACAGGTTCAATTGAATTACAGGTTATATCAAAGATTTTAACTTCGCAGGACGAAGCATTGGTTGATGAACTTTGTAGTTATGATGAAAGCTATTATGAAGCATGTAAAGAAGAAATCAAGTTTATATTAGACCATAGAGAAAAATATAATTCAATTCCTGATAGATTTACATTTTCTGCAGAATTTCCTAGATTCCAAATAGTAGATGTAAACGAGCCTCTTGATTATCTTGTAACAGAAATTAAGAAAAACAAGCGACATATTGTATTCTTGAATATGTTTAATACATTGACAGATATGGGTTCTGCAGATGTAGACGTAGCTTGGGAATACGTAGCAAGGCAACTAGATGCTGCAGATTCGCTGAATGATGCAGCTCCAATGAATATTATTCAGCAAGCACAAGAAAGAAGTGACCAAGTCGTTGAATGGTCAAAGCAGAAGAGAATTCCTACAGGCTTTGCAGAGTTAGATAAGCTCAGTTATGGAGGGTTGTCAACAGTAGAAGAATTGCTTGTATTTGTAGGTAGAAGTAATGTTGGAAAGAGCTGGTGTCTTACAAGAATAGCAGAAGCGGCTAATAAAGCAGGATTCAATGTAGCATATTATTCTCCAGAAATGCAGTCCGCTTATCTTGCTACAAGATTTGATACTTGGAGAGGGCATTATCAAAATAGCAAACTATTCACTGGTCAATATACTCAAGAATACATCGATTATATTAAAACACTTCCTCAGCAAACTAACGCAGATTTCTTCATAATTGAGGATAAAGATATGCCTGAAGGAGTATCACCTAGGCATCTTTCTGCTTTTGTTAAAAAGCATAAAATAAATATACTTCTTATTGACGGTATTTCTTATATGGTTGATGACCGCAAAGGATTTAGCGACCATGAAAAATACGGAAACATCTGTCATGATTTATTTCAGTTAAGTAAGCGATATGGGTGCGCAGTAGTAGTAGCGGCTCAGGCGAACAGAGAAACAAAAGAATCAAAAGACGATAAAGGTGTTCCATTTCCTACAATCTATAACATTGCAGGCTCAGATGCAATAGGTCAGATTGCTACTCAGGTATATGCAATTAGGCAGATATTTGATAAGCACGTATTTGAAATACGTCTTGAAAAATCTAGAATGGCAGTTAATGAAAATAATACATTGTCATATTCATGGGATGTCAACAACGGTAATATGCAGTATTTGCCAGGAGGCGCAGATGAAGACCCGATGATTAGCACACCTGAAATCAATACTGATGAATTTACACCGTCAACTGGCCCTGCACCTGATATCATTCAGGGACTTGACCTAACCGATGATGACGATTCAGGATTGGAATTCTAAGTAGAATCGTTATAGTATATATCAAGGAGGTGTAAGATATGTTCGTCATTCAGCCAGTTAATAAGTTCTATAATAACAGAAAATTCGTAGGAGTGCATTCTGATACAAATCTGCCCTATATAGTCTATGAAGGCAACAAAGATTTTCCTGCAGATGTTTATGATTTTAAGTCATTGGAAAATGCAATTAATTGGTTATCAGAATTTATCCATCGAGATAATATTGATGTATTGAAGTTATCTACATCAGAATTAGTTGACATTTCTTTAGTTAATAACGCAAATCAATTTCTTATCTTAGAATGTGAAATTGAAGATACTAAGTTAAATATAGTTAATAATTATCCCCAGAAGCAGTTTGATAGAGATAACTGGTATAAAGGATGACTTCAGAAGAGCAAGAATTGAGCGAATGTTTCGCTAAGTTGTTTGAATATTGCAACAAACATGATACCTGTGGAGGTTGTATTTTCTATAGACAAATTGTAGTCGGTCCAATAGGTATGTAAATATTTTGAGAGATTTAGATGACTGAAGAGCAAGTAAGGACAGCATTAAAGACGTTAGAAAGTCTTGGAATGATTCAGTTAGTAAAACCTGTAGGGAATTACTATCAGATTCATTGTCCTAATAAAGCAGGACATATTGGAGGCGAAGACAAGCGACCTTCATGTGGTGTGTTGCTTCGTGATGAAGTTAGAGACGGAAAGGTAACTCATGCTTCGTGGTGTCATTGCTTTGCTTGCGGGTATAGCAAGATGTTACCAGATGTTGTTACTGACATTCTTAAAGATAAGAATATCTCTCGTTCTGGTCTAGAATGGCTCAAAGAAAACGTCCCAGGATTTGATTATGATAAATCAGATTTTGATTATCTTATTCCTCCGGAATTATCTTCTGAAATAGTCAATAAATATGCAATCAATTATATTCAATCTAAAACAAATCAGAAATCTGAATATATAAGCGAAAAAGAACTAGCATCTTATCGATTGATTGTTCCATATATGTATGAAAGAAAACTTACTGATGAAATAATCGCTAAGTATGATGTAGGATATGATGCCAATTTTAGACCTCAAGGAAGAAAGAGTCCTGTCCCTTGTATCACATTTCCTATCCACGATTTAGAAGGGCACACTCTTGGATTCTGCAGAAGAAGTATCAAAGGAAAATATTTCTTCATGGACAGCGGAAAAGAAAAATGCGTATATGGACTTTATGAATTACCTAAAGGAGCAAAATCTGTCGTCATAACCGAAAGTTGCTTTAATTGTCTTACCGCTTGCCGATACGGATACAATGCAGTAGCCCTATTAGGTACAGGTACTGAAGCAGAAATTCAACAGTTGAAGATGATAGGAGCATCAGAATTTGTACTTTGCTTAGATAATGATAGCGCAGGTCAGCGAGGTGCTAAGAAATTAAAGAAAGCTCTTTCTAAGGTAGCAATAATCAGAATGATGACAATTCCTCCGGCAGTAAATCCTGAAACTGGAGAAGAAATAGCAAGAGATGTCAACGACTTGTCAAAAGAAGAGTTCGACTTCTATTATTCTCAGAGATTCTAGTAGGTCGTCTATCAAGGGCTTGACATCGCACCCATTATATATTATAATTATAATGTCACTATAGGTGTAAGTGGTTTTCGTATCAATAGCCACGACGTATCAAAATTCCAAGGAGGAAATACTTATGTCACAGTTCAGAACTACCCGTAACCTTTACATGGAATACCTTCACGATTTCGAGTTCCCGCTTACATACGAGGCATGGCTTAATGCTGATGACGAGTATAAGGCGGTTCTTTTATTTGTGAATTTCTTCAATGAAATTGAACTCGCTTGGTACAAGGAGAGATATTCCTATGGTCCTGCTCTTGAGGAAGATGCTATTTCTGAAGTTAATCAGTACCTCATGAAGAATGTAGCCAAACTCAAGGAAGACCCGAAGAAGTTCACCGCCGGCTATATCTATCGTGTAGCTGCTAATTGCATCAGTTGTGTTGGTGCATCTCAGGTCAACATCAATCAGTATAAGTTGGAAATGTCTAACGAAGTAACTGCTGAAGATGGTATCGTCAACCTTTTCGACCTTACACCCTGTGAGGATGATACTTACGAAGTACAGCAGGCCAAGGAAGCTGTTTGGGAAATCATTGCTAAGATGGGTCCGAAGGCTGAGAAAGTTGCTAACAAACTCATCAATCCTGACGATTCTCTTGCAGTTTCTCGTAATAAGACCAATGGCGATAGGTTAGGAGATGTTTCAGTTTCTAAGAAAGAGTTCGCAGAAATCATTGAGCAGCTTCGTAATAACCAGGAACTTCTCAAGATGTTAGAGCTTGCTTGCGGTTGAGGTAATTGATGATTGAAATCTAGCTATAATCTAATTAATTTGAAAGTGAGCCCGAAAGGGCTCCTTTCTACTAAACGACGAATCGTTAAATTATGATATAAATAATGTTAGGCATAGTTGAATATCAATAAGTGCAAGAGTACAGGACACGAAAGCCGACATCAATAAATAAATCAAATCAACAGGAGGAATTTTAATTATGGCTTTCAAATCCGTAGAACAATTCAATGACGACCGCTATCACGGTCTTTTTAGACTCGTGAATGACGGTGACCACGCAGATGTAATCTTCCTTTATCAGTCGATGAAGGATATGTTAGTTGCTCAGGCTCACTATATCAAGTCCGCAGATTATTCCGGATATGTTCATTGTTGTGAGCAAGGATGTCCTGCTTGTAGCAAAGGAATTAGAGTGCAGACAAAGTTATTCATTCCTGTCTATAACATCGATAAAGATGAGATTGAATTCTGGGATAGAAATATGAAGTTTGAACCGGTTATGGAGCAAACAGTATTTAATAGATTCCCTAATCCTTCGGAGTTTGTATTCAGGATTACTCGTCATGGTGTACCGAATGATATCAATACTACTTACAGCATTGAGGCAGTAGGTAAGAATGCAATTGGACCTTATGGTGTTCTTCTTGCGAAATTCAACACAAAGATGCCTGATGCTTATTCAATGGTAATCAAGGACGCAAGTGTATCTGAGTTGACAGCAATGCTTCAGAATTCTGGAGCTGAATCTGCTGCTAATATGCCAGAATACACACCTATTCCCAGAGCAGGATATCAGTCTTCTATTCCTGAAACATTTGTAGATGCAGCAGAAGCATTATCATCTCCGTCAGAAACAGTGGCAGTTAATTTTACCCCTAATGTAAACGGTGAAGCTCCTGTACCTTCTG